TTGCAAATTCTTTAACTGCATCAAAATCCTCATTTACAAAAGTTATATTAGGTAAACTTTCTGAAAATAAATTAGCATAACTAGAAAATGTTCTACCAGGATTTTCTTTTTGATACTGATCTAAATTATATTGGTATCGCCTGTTCCCTGCTCTCATTCCAGCATAAGGATCTGTACGGGTAGGGTCGATAGCAGGATCGACTGTTGTTTGAGATGGTACTTGAGTAGTTTCTTGAGCATAAACCATAGGCTTTTCTGTTTTGCCTCCAGCTCTATATTTTTTTTTGAATTTCATATTAATAATTTTTTTATAAGTACCTCTTGTTCTAGTGCGGTACAAAATTTAGTCACAATAATCTTACCCCTTTGTGATATAACATATCTTCTTGCTCTATTATGTGATCTCTCTAAATATATGCTAATATAACCATTTTTCACTAGATCTGGTAGATTTCTGGTTATAAAGGTTAAAGAACATTGATAATCTTTCTTTATAGTAGTTCCAGTAAAAGACCTTAGATCATAAATAAAAAACAAGAACTCAAGATCAGAAACTTTTAGTTTGTAATGATCTCTAAAAGAAAACAGTATTTTTCTGTAATTCTTTAGACAGCTCTTTAGGTCTATTTGCATTGAGTTAAATTATAGTACAGCAAATATAAATAAATATTTCTTATATTGAAAATAATTACCTATATTTGTGAATCGTTAATTAAAAATATAATAATATGGCATTATCAGGAACAAAGGCGGATGAAGCTGCTTTCGGTCAATATGGAAACACATACCTTAATGGAGATGGAGCAAAGATAGATTTTAAAACAAGCGGTAAGTCTCCTAAATTTATATGTGCAATAACAATACTTACTGCTGACACTTCATTTCAAACTTTGACTAACTACAATAGCACAAGGTTAGACAATGCTTGTATAAGCACGGTAGATGGTGAGGATGAAGTAGATGCTGAGTGGCAGTGTGCTACAGCTAACACAAGTAACTTTGCGACAATAATAACAACTTCTCACACATTTCCTGCGGGGGTAACTATATACGGAGCTTGGAGTTCAGTAGAATTAAATGCAGGATCTTGTATTTGTTATTTAGCTCCAACAGGAAAAACTGTAGAAGTATAAAAATAAAAAATGTTAGGATTAGGAAATAGTATAACTTCAGGATCTGTTGTTGTTGCATCAGGATTCTCACCAATAGATATAACTAAATTAGTTGGATGGTGGGATTTTACTGACACAAAGGTTATGTATAGTGATGCTGGATCTACAGAAATAACTCATGGTGATGGTATTTATAGAATAGACAATAAAGCCTATACCCTTCAGAGTAATGACAATGCATCTTTGGGTTCTTTTTTACAACAAGCAACTTCAGGTAATAGACCTGCTTTTCACTCAGATGGTAAAGCAACTTTTGCAACCAATGATTTTTTAAAAGCCAGTAAAGACACAGGTAATGTAGCTGTTAATAAATTATCAGACACAACCTTAAACGGTATAGACATGACTGTTTTTTATGTAGTTTCAGCTTTAGGATCTGCTAGTGCGGATGAGTATTTACTTCATATAACAACTGCTAATACCTCTGATAGAATGTCTATTTATCTGGATAACAATAGCAGTAATGATAGGTGGCAGTGGCATCATCAAGACAATACCGATAGAACGAACACACTCATGAACTGCGGGGTAAACGCTACCAATAGCAAGGAATTATATACAGTTCATTTAGATAATACAAGTGCTTCTAGTTTTTATAGAAATGGAGATACTTCAGACGGTGTTACAAACGGGTCTGCTGATAACCACGACATTGACTTAAGTGTGAATAATGTTAATGTTGCTGTTAGAATAGGGGTTGGGGCCGCAGCATCTGCTGGTAATTATTTAAATGGAAATGTTCATGAAGTTATTGTTTACGATAAAGCTTTAAGTTCAGATGAAATAACTCAGGTGCAAGATTTTTTAATAAACAAACACAGTATATCATAAAATAATATAATATGAGCTCACTAACAGGACAAAAAATAAAAGACACTTATAAAAGTTTAATAAAAACAGAGGCTACAACAGGATTTAACTCCTCTACACCAACAAGAATAGAAGATGGGGATGGAGTAAAAAGTGCAGTTCATTTAGGTAAATCATCTTTACATGTATCTGGTAGTGTAGCTGTTAATGTTTCAGAAACATCCAACCCTTCAGCAAACCTACACATTATAGGAACGTCCACTAAATCTATGTTGGTTGAAAACTCAGATGGTTATGATAAATTTTATATAGGTGATACAAATGGATCTTATAATGTAAAGCTTGGAGATATAGATGCAACTTCTCCAGGTAATAATAATTACATGTGTATAGAAGATAATAACAATAGATCTTTTTTTAAAACCACAAACTTTGGAATAAACAACACGGTTCCTACATCAACATTACATGTTGGTAATTTTTCTGGAACAGCAAACTTTTCACTAGGATCTGACACCAGTGCATTTAAGGTAGGTAAGAGTGGTAACACAGAGCTACTTAAGGTTGATACAGAAAATGAAAAAGTTGTTATTAATGGATCTTTGGAGATGACTGGAACTGGGTCTTTTAGAAAAAGCACACAAAGAGTAGAGCTAGAGGAATACTTTAAAAAATTACCAGCAGTTAATGCCACTTTAGTTATAGACGCTGATGCAGATGACGCAGCCGCTTTAGCTTCTTATGTTAGAGCAAATAAAGATTTTGAAGTCCTTGGAACAGATGTAGCAAGTGCTACCATTAGGTTTGATACTGGGGGGTATGGAGGTGTAAATTTAATTACTCATAACTCAGCTAATGATCAAGTAATTGTTTGTCCTCACACAGATGCTAATCAAACTATGTGGAACGCTTCTCATTTCTTGACTCAAAAACAAGTTGTTTGGGAGGGTGCTATACAATCTGGATCTTCTGTGGCTGACACTTCTTTTTGGGCTGGTATAAAGAAAACTAATGATGCTGCTTATGCAACCGATGATGATCAAGCTTACTTTTTATATTCATCAGATGATACGCAAGGTGCTTTAACAACAAACGCTAATTTACATTTTGTTTACTCTGTTGGTGCAACGGATTATATAACTGATCTAGGTGTTGCGGTTGCAGCGGATACTGTTTACAGATTAAGAATAGAAATAGATATAAATAGACAAGTGTCTGTATTTGTTAATGATGTTCAATATGGACTGGTTACATCAGCTACAGCAGGTGGGGCCACACAAAGTGTTGCTACCACAAAATCTTTAGCTATGACAAGTGGAGTTCCTTTATTTCCTTTTGTTGGTGTAGAAACTTTAACCACTGCCGCTAAAACAATTATTTTATTCTACGAAAGAATTAGCAGGATTATAGGCTAGTTGTATTAATAAAAAATTTTTACTATATTGGTAGAAATTTAATTTAATATAACATGAAAACAGAAAAGGTAATTAAAAAGGTCTGTAAAGAAGTCCAGGACCTTCTCATAAAAAAAAATAGAGACTACGGAGATTCTGCTCTAAACCCATCAAATGTATTTTCTAAAGGAGACGTTTTTGAATCATTAGGATCAAGAATAGATGATAAACTTATGCGTATACAAAACGTAGGGGTTTGTGATGAAACAGAAGACACTATACTAGACTTAATAGGTTATCTTATTTTATATAAATCAGCCATGATAATGGAAAGGGATAAGGTGTATAATGAAGAAAAAGATTTTATTCAAAACGGAGGGCATCTTTCTGTAAATGGCAGAATGTTAAGTACAGTAGACGATTTAGATATTTATTACTCAGAAAAAGAAGAAGAAAATGGAAATTGAATCAATAAATCCTATTATAAGAAAAATAACAATAGGAGACTTAAAACAGGGACTAACTTACAAGGTGGGTCAAAAAATGCTAGGTGGTTCGGTAGAGGTAACAGCAATCATTCAGGATGAAGCAGCGTGGTACAAACACCAACAAGTTGTTTATGATGTATACACAAGATCGGAGGGTGAAGAGTTTTCTAGACCATGGAAAAGGTTTTTCGATCAACCAACAGCTATAGAATTTGATGTTCAAGAAAGAGATTCTTACGAAGTAAAATAACACATGAAGCCAATTAAAGATTATTTTTTTGTCAAGGTTGAGAAAACAACCGAGGACACTGTAGATATTAACGGAACAGAATTAATAATAGATACTAGCTACGACCCAATGAAACTAGCTAGGCAACATGGTGTTGTTGTAGAAACTCCTACAGCATTTTCTAAAGGGGTTAAGCTAGATGTTAAAGAGGGGGACACTGTTTATTGTCATCACTTTTTAGTAGAAAAAGAAAATGAAGTAAAGTTTTATGAACAGGACCTTGTGTATAAAATTCATTGGAGTGATGTGTACTGTAGGGAAAGAAATGGTAAATTAAAGATGTTACATTATTGGAATTTTGTTGAACAAAAAATGGAGAACGAAGAAGATTTTAAAACCGAATCTGGACTAATAACAAAGCCTTATATGGAAGAAATTAAACTACATGGATACATAAGACATATGAATGATTGGATGAAAAAACAAGGTATAAAAGAGGGTGATGAGGTTGTTTTTTCAGAAAATTCAGAGTATGACATGAATATTATGGGTAAAAAGTTGATGAGGATGAGAAATTTTGATATCTTAGCTAAAATAGAAAAATAGTATGGAGGATCATGAAATTTTAGACATATGCATGGAAAACTCTTATGATCTCATCATGGGAAAAAAATCTCTAGATGAAATACTAGACTCAAGCGAAGTACCCTATATCTTATGGAATGCGGTTAGCAACAAGGACCTTGAAGGAACTATATTTAATGATGTTTTAGATCTTATGATAAAATATTACGAAGATATAGAGGCTTACGAAAGGTGTTCAAAATTATTAAAATTTAAGAAAAATGAGAAGCTTAGACGTAAAAAAAAGATTAGAGGAATTAATAGAGTCAGGAAAACAGGCGTTTGATTTACTACTAGAAGAGGTTAAAAAACCTATAGACCCAGAACTACAAGATGATAAAGCTAGAAATGCTATGAAGGCAAAAAAAGAGTGTTTCATGGACGCTCAAGAAATCTTGATGTCTATAAACAAAATTCAAAAACAAATAGAAAACGAAAACGCAGAAGAAGATATAGATAAAGAGGAAAGTTCTTTTCAGGCTGGGTTCTCAGAAAAATACGCTAAAAAATAGAGAGTACAATTTATTTTACTATATTTGCATAATTGGTAAAAATTTCTTATGGAAGGAAAAATAAGAGTAAATGGATTAGAATTTAAACTCCCTCCTAAGCCCAGGAAAAAAGACATTCTTTTTTCAGATCTAAAAAAGAAAGATCAAAAGTGGAAAAGGACGGAACTTCCAGACACCCTTTCAGAAGAAACAGCAGCCAGTCATTCAGAGTTTATAAGCACGGAATTTGAAAGAAGAAAGAGTGGTGTTTGGTTTATGAATAATGGAAAACCTACCTACATAACAGGTGAACACTATTATTATTTAAACTGGTGCAAACTAGATATAGGTTACCCTGAGTATAGAGATAGGGATAGAAGGTTCTTTATTTTTTGGGAAATATGTAAAAACGATCCAGAGTGTTTTGGAATGGTGATGGTTAAACACCGTAGAGAGGGTGCTTCTTACAAGGGTGCCGCTATGTTATTATACGAGATAACATCTAGATATAATTCACACGGTGGTATTATAAGTAAAACAGGGGTAGATGCTAAGTCTTTATTTACAGACAAATTAGTTTATATGTTTAGACACCTACCTTTTTTCTTTCAACCTATTATAGATGGTAGCGATAATCCAAAGAGCACTTTAAGTTTTAATGCTCCAGGACAAAAGATTTCTAAAAACTTTAAGAAGATTGTAAAGTCAGAAGCATTAAACAGTAAGATAGATTGGAGAAACACAAAAGATAACTCTTATGACTCAGTAAAGTTAATTAGATATTTGTGTGATGAGGGTGGTAAATGGGTAGATGCTAATGTGGAAAAGAATTGGCAAGTTGTTAGATCTTGTTTAACACTAGGTGATAAGATTATAGGAAAATGTTTTATGCCTACCACGGTAAATGAAATGGCGGATTCAGGTGGAGAAAGGTTTAAGAATATATGGGATGATAGCAGTATAGAAGAAAGAGATGGTAATGGAAGAACTAGATCTGGTATGTATAGCTACTTTACTCCAGCTTA